CGAACCTTTAGAAAATCATCTTTCTCACCCAATGTGACTTCAACTAAATCAATAATTGAAATCATTACTTGTTCACTCCGCCTTTTGTTGTTTTAGCTCTTATGTCAGCGATTTGTTCTTTAGTAAGAATCCGTAAGGCGTCCTTAGCTTTTTCATTAGAATAGCCAAAGTACTGCTTCACACATTCTATATCTTTATCAACCTCTGATTTCTGCCACGGTTGGAATTTCCGTTTCATAGGTCTTATGGTATTTAGAAGATACGAATATTGCATATCCTGGTCGATTCCAGTATGGATATTCATCTCATTTACATAGAGGACACAATCCATGTGATATGACAAAGCACGGTTTACAACAAAAGGTTTGTAGTCCTTGTAATCATATTGGTCTTGAAAAACAGATTTTTTGGTTTGAAGTATTGATGGTACAATTTCTTTAAATAGATCCGGCATTTAAAACTCCGAAACCGTATATTTCTGTAGCTCTTTGGCTTCTTGATCTGTTATTTGTTTTACTGGCCGTAATGCAGGTTGTTCCCTATCAACTAATAACATTACTCGACCATCTTTGGTTATATAATTTCTGGTAACGAATTCTTGAGGATTAACTTCAAAAATCCATCCACCCCATTTATCTTTATGTTTTATAGGAGGCACACAAACAAAATAAACAACATCAACAGAACGACATTTGGGTAATTGATTTGGTTTAAAAGTAAAAGCATTTTGCATAACAAAAGGCACTTGAGTTTTCACTTCTACTTTTTTACCATTAACAAGTAAATCTTTTTCAGAATCAAATTTATCAATAGATGATTTAACTTTATGTCCAGCATCACTTAACATATTAATGACAATTTTTTCGCCAGCTAAACCTAGCTCATTCATCATTTCTTCTTTAGTCATTTTTTTCATTTGAATTCACAATCTACCATAATTTCTGTCAAACAAGCAACCATATTAATTTCATGGTCTGCCACGAAAGCGGCTTGATATTGATACTTAGCAAGAATCAAAACCAATTGTGGTACTGATTGTGGTTTTAAATTTTCATATAAAGTATCATAGAGTTTACGATAGATTTTGACTGGATCATTATCCAGATTTGCGGTTACCCATTTACGAGTTGATGCAAAGTCCTTATCTTTTAAGGATGTAACCAAAGCATCAAGTTGTATATCAGCAATATTAGAAAGAATACCTTTATCAATTGTACCTGAAACAGAATATCGCTGAAGTTCATTAAGAACTCTGCGATTGTCCGGAAAATGTTTGGTGATAACAGCTGCAACAACGCCTTTGTCATAAGTAACCTTTTCTTGTTCAAGAATCCATTCTACACGTTTAAAGAAAGCCGCAGCCATCTTTGGCTTAGAGCCGTTAATTTTAAAATCAATAACTGAACACCGAGAGTGAATTGGATCGATGATACGATTCTTAAAATTACAAGTAAAAATAAATGAACAGTTTGAGGAGAACTCCTCAATGGCACCACGCAACGCAGGTTGAGTTGAATTTGGATTTAGATAGTCTGCTTCGTCAATGATAACAACTTTGCGGCCGCCAGCGAGGGAAACCGATGAAGCATAGTTTTTAATTTTAGTACGAAGAACATCAATACCAGACTCATCAGAGCCGTTAATAACAATATAGTCGCAACCAACTTCTTCACAGAGAGCTTTTGCGATTGTAGTCTTACCAACACCGGCACTACCTGATAATAATAAATTCGGTATTTCTTTTCTAGCGACATAATCCAAGAATGTGGTTTTGATTGCATCCGGCAGGATACAATCTTCCACTTTTTGTGGTCGATACTTTTCGACCCATAATAAATGTTCCATCACATACTCCCATAATATATTATACTACTTATTTTACTTCCGTAATACCTTCAAATAATGCTTCAAATTCTTTAAACTCAGCAACTTCTTCTTGCAACGACTGATTTAAATAAACTTTAGCCATACGCTTAATTAATTTTTTAGGAACTTTTAAATTATCATAAGTAACATCAATAATTTCTTTAATTTGATTTTGTTTGACTTTAATATTATATTGGTGTTCATTAATTTCAGTAATGGCACCTTTTAATTCTTTAAGTTGCTTATCATCAAACGTTCCAAACAATGTTTGAATAGTAGGCATTATTATAATTGTCCTTGTAATTGTCCTACAACAGTAAGATAATCCTCGGTAACAACCAAATTGCCTGTGGTCGTATTAATTACGGCACGTTCTGCACCGGCATCATCTTTGCCAGTGAATACCACTACAACAAATTTAGGATTAACAGCAACAGAATTGCCGGTTTGTGCATCAGTAAAAGTTAATAACATACTTATTCTCCAATTTTAGTTTCTTTAGCTTCAAATGCGATCCAGTATTGGATATCATCTTTTGTGTTTTGAAAATGACCAATGCCTTTAAAAGAAATCTTAACATTGTAACTTCCAGGAATTAATTTAATATTCTCAGTTTTGAAAACAATAGAATATGTTTTGCCATTACCTTGACCAACTTCTGTTGTGCCTGTATGTGCGGAATTATCGGCAGCATCAAAATTAACAATGTTAATCGTTTCACCATCAGACTGAATTGCAATATTTGGTGAAGATAGTACGGCTGCATTTTTCATGACCCACTCATAATCTTCAGCAGTAAGAACGAACTCACAATCAACAGAAGGAAGAGTAATTTCTTTTTCTGGTGGAGTAACAATCATTTCTTTGGCAGTCATGCGATATTTTTGACTACGCTTGCCGGATTTAAAAATAATATTTGCTTCATCAAATTCTAATTCAGCCGAATCTTTAAAAAGACTATTTACTGATAAAAATTGATTCAAATCATACACACAAAAATCTTGTGGAAAATCATCTTTTAAATTTGCTTGAGCAAGAACAGTTTTACCTGCTGATACTGTGGTAAGTTTAGTACCTTGTTTGAATTGAATTCCTTGGTTGATGCCAGAAAAATTCTTTAGTACTGTTAGTGTTTCGTTTGATAATTTCATTTGTTTCTCCATTATGTAAAATTTTACTGCTCTTTTGAATACATTATATCATGTTCATATAGAAACATCAAGCAACACATAGCGTGTGCTAAGTGATGTATACCAGATTCAGGATCTAATTGTTCACCTTGTTTCCATGCCCATATATGACGTTGTAGTGCATCAAAATACCTACGCTTGGCATCTGGTACTTTTTGCCAATTATCTCTTTCGTATTTTTGAGCACCAAAAGTTAATACTTTAACTGTTTCTTGTAGTGCTAGTGGTGGTAACAACCCATATTCCATTTTACCACCATCAAATTTACGACCTTTAACAACAGATTCTTTAACTTCTTTAGCTGCATCAGTATCAAAATTATTATCTAACCAATGTTTTATTTTTTCTTCTTCAGGAATTTCTGATAAAATAAAAGTTGACATCACATTTCTCCAACATAATTGGCAACAGCTGGCATATCTCCTTGGAAGTGATATGTACCAATATGTGAAGTTCGCATCCAAGGACACAAATAAATTTCTCCGCCAATCTTACGCCACATTTGACAGAACATATAATCTTCTGATAGATAACGATCAGAACCACCACCAGTGATTGAGTCTTTTGTATCAATAACGGTATCAAAGAAAGCATGAATGTATCGTGAACCGTCAAAGTTGGCTTGGCCAACATGGTCTGGTTTATATCGAATTTCAGGATACGCTTCTTCCATCTTTGCAAATACTTCACGCTTAATCATCATGAAACCAGTACCAATTTCCAATACAGTTAAAGGTTCAGTAACAGAAAATTGTGCAGTACCTTTTACAGGATTAAAGACATAATCACCAGTAACTTTTTCTAATGTTTGTGGATCGATATCAGGATTTTTTTCAACCGCAGTTTTAACTGCTTTCCATTTAATGGCTTTTTTAGGATAAGGACCACCGATAACATCTTTGTCTAGAGCTAATAAAGCAATTACATCTTTTGGATTAAAATGAATATCCGAATCAATAAACAACATATGTGAACATTCGGAACGATGAATAAACTCGTCAACCAAATAGTTGCGAGCTCTTGTAATTAGGGACTCATTAAACAGAAATGAGAATTTGATTTGAACTCCGTATTGCATACAGATATTCTGTAAGTCTAAACATGCTTTCATGTAAAGACCGTGGTTGACACCGCCATACATTGGTGTTGCCACAAACAGACTCTTTTTTTGTAAATCTTCTTTTTTAATTGATATTTCCATTTGCGTTCCAAAGATATAAAAAAAAGGGAGTTTCCTTGTTTAAGGAACTCCCTATAGCAACCTAAATTAGGCAGTAAAAGAATAACCGGCCTTGAGTGCTTTCTGCACCAAAGCTTTGGTTGGTGTACCCATACGGTAGTAGGTGATCTTACGACCATCTTCCAAAGTACGCTTGTTTGTATAGATTACGTGGCCTTCTTGGCGCAATTCATCGATACGAGCAGCAACATTAGAAATGCCGAAACGAGCTTGTGCTTGTTTGGTGGTGAATGTGTTGTAACCATCTTGTTTCTTCAAAGTGGCCAACATTTTTTGTTTAGCAGATAAATTCTTGCTCATAATATAATACTCCATAGTAAAGTTAAAAATCCTTGCGTAGTGCAAGTTCACACATCATATCATTAGGTAGTGCTGTTTGTCAAGTATATGTGTGGTATACTTGATTATCTGCCAACCTGTGGCAAATATTTGGCCTTGGTTTCTTCCCAAGACAGATAAATTAAGTCATCGTAGAATAAAGAATCATATGAAACATTATCTTTTTTCTGTAATTGCCTAATTCTTCCCTTAGCATACTTGGTTTTCCAAATATTGGCAAGCGTTTCTTCACTGGTATCAAAAGATTTTACCAAATCAGAATCGGTAATCTCTTTGCGGAGAAATTCATTTGTATTATTGTATAAAGGACTAAAATAAATGCCCCGTTGGTGTTCGGTACGAATCAATTCTTTTGGTATTCCAAGTTTTGAATATGCAAAATTTAAAGAACGATTTTTGTGGTCTCGCTTGAGTGGGAGTCCTTGGGTGTTTTTAGCTTCCCACCACTCGAAGTATTTTCTAGTATGATTTTCTTTGATCCAATCAAACACCAATTTTTTGGTTGCTCGACTTGGTTCAAAGGCAACTGAGCCAGAGGAGAACCCCATCGGGTTCCAATGTTCTAGTCCATCGTACTGAGACAGTCCACCAGACTTAGTTTTTCCATAAAGAGATGTTGTGGTAACTCCTGCAAGAACATCACCATATTGGCGTTTCCAATCTTTCTGTACTGTGTCTGATAAACACATCAGAGCCAATAATTTACCACCCATGTAATTAAATCCAAGTGGTTGCAGAGGAACAATTGTAGAACCAATAGCAGTATGATTAATCATGTGCTGTTGTGTCTTAACATCTCTCGACCAACCAATTGCATTATCTCTTGGAGTCAAGTCCAGGAAGTCTGAGGAGATACAGATAACACCAAGATATTTGCCTGTTACTTCATCGGTTAAAACATAGAATAAGTTTCGGCCGATATTACTATTATTCTTCATTGTAGAAGAAAAGGTACGAATGGCATTCCAACGTTCAGCATCAGGACCATTTGAAAGAACCATAACAGGTTTTAATTTTTCATAATCATCGGGTTCTTGTGGCATCCAAAAATTAGATTTAACTTTATCAACCAATTTCTTCTGTTCAGGATCAACCATTTGAACCTCTTGGCCAAATAAA